GCCCGCCTAAAATCGGAACTTTTTTTACTTCTTTGTTAAGCATTTCGGCTTCTCTTGCCTTCCAAGCTTGTTCAAATCCAATTTCATGAACATAGTTTTCGTTGTTTCCCCACAATCGTTTCATGTATGAATGGTAGGTTGCTTCAATATCTTTATCAGACCAAGAGGGATCAATAAGTTTTCCTTTAATGATCCAATTCATTCGGTTGGCTTCTTTTCTGATAAATGGTGTCATCACCCACCTGCAAGAACTAAAGGGGTTCCGGTAATAATGGCACCAGCATCCGCAGAATCTCCAATTCTAGCGACTGGTCTTCCAAACGCATATACGAAAAGTGAGCCGGCGTTTACAGTTGCTGCATGAGGTATACAGTATTTTCCGGCTTTAATTGTATGAGGGCCGATTAGATCACCAGGACAGGACACGGGTTCGCCGCCGGCAAATACTGCTACCTGAAATGCTCCAGCAATATTTGCGGTAGCACTACAAGGGTGTCCTGTTGCTATTTTATCTACTGGCCATCTTGCTACTGGTCTCATGGTCGTACGTTATCCAATTCTGTAAAATCTATTCCTGTATTTGCCAACAAATCCTTGAGATCGGTTGTTGATGTAAATGTGTTACTTGTATCAAACGGAGCATCAGTATTTGCATATTCCTCAAGTATTGTATTATTTGTCGAGGGCATAGTTTCGTCAAGATTATTTATGAAACCAGGAAGTGCAGTCTGCACATTCCATACAAAGTTTTGAGTATAAGATGGACTGACAGTATTCTCAGTACCTGGATTGTCAGTATCTTCATAGTTCAAAGTAAACGAAAATGTACCTTCGACCTCCTCTTGTGAAGGTGTATTCCATGCACTTAGGACATAATCGGTTTTATTATTTGCTGCTGTATATTCGCCGATAGAAATATTGGTTGTTTCCGTATTACCTAACCAACCTTGATCATCATATTTGGTTACCGTATAACTTTCATCAGGAAAAATAGTATAATTAGGATCTCTGGAAATAAAGATACTATTATTGCTATTGGTTATATTTGCAGCACTAACCCAGGCTGGTTTACTATTTACTGTTATACCTAGATATTTTAAGGCATTTGGTTGTGTTAAAGTAACGACGTATGAAAAATTTAGATTCCCATATATTTCTGGAAATTCGGTAAGTGGATCCGGGTCTCCCAGATCCACTATTGTATAATTGTTTCCACCTACAATTGCATAATCTACCATTTTTTACCTCAAGCGTGGGCTGGTTCTACCAACCTCAGATTTCTGTTTAGGTTTTCCTTTGCAATTATATATTCTTTTACTACACCTGAGCGAACGATATCTGCCGGTTTAAAGTTGACAACCTTGAATGACTGAATTTTTCTAATAACATTCATAAAGTCTACAAGGCCAGATATATCTGCTCTATTTCGTGATTGTTGTAGGTCGTCCTGTGCAGTATCGCCACAGAAGATAATTTTTGATGATTCACCTACGCGTGTAATAATAGAATCCAATTCATGATAGGTCATAGATTGGCATTCATCTACGACAATAATTGCATTATCGAATGTGAGACCTCGTACAAATGATGAAGTCATAAATTCAATAATTCGTTTTGATTTTAAAATTTCCCAGGCATCTCCCCTCCCAAAGAGACTGTTAACAATATCTTGATAAGGTGCGGTATAGACGGCTTCCTTTTGAGCCTTTGATCCAGGCATAAAGCCTTGTTCTCTGGTCTGTACTGCTGATCTGACTACAATAACTCTTTCATATTCAGGTAGTTCCAGTACATCGGATAGTGCTAAATACAAAGCACACATTGTCTTTCCAGTCCCAGCGGTCCCTACGGCGGCAATATTAAAATCTTCATCATATAAATCAAATAGGGTTTCTTGCGTTTCTGTAATAGGCTCAATGTCCCTCATGGTCAGTACATTTGTTTGCCTATTTGCATTCGCTTTACGCTTTTGTTTCTGTGAAAGACGCCGCTGCGATGATGCCATATGGTTTCTCCTTTTTAAAGCATGATTGTGTCACCAATCATTGATTGTGTTTTTAATTGATCGCGATCCGGGATGGTGCGATTTTATGTTTTTTAGAACATCACGAAACCCACTGTCAGGTTTGCCGACAGAGAGATTGCCGCCTGCATCAACCATAGGCGGCTTTAAAAGGATTTGAGTTAGATGGGGATTATCTTTGACGAATTGGTCACGTTCGGATATAGACATCCGAATTTCTGTTATTTCATCGGTTTCATTATTTTTAAAATTATAAGTTGGCATTCATACTCCTATAAAAAAAGAGGCAGCCGTTAACAGGTCTGCCTCTCGATCATAATAAAAAATAACCTGTTGTTAGATGTATTTATATCATCCAACCACTAGTTCGTAAATATCTTTCCAATTATTTACACGGGTTGCGGCACCCTTATAATCACTGTTGTGATTGTGTGCCATCAGAACTGAATTCAGTCCAAATTTCAAGCCGCATTCAGCATTCTCCGGCTTGTCCTCTACCCAGAAACAACCGGTACCTTCGTATTGACATAATTCATCATCCTTATCGGCACCAGTGTCGAGATAAACGTATTTTTCAAATACGGTGTCGCCAAACAACTCACGGAGGTTTTTGGTCCGTAGGTGTTGAGCGTATTGATCATTACTTAGACTAGTAATGGCATGGAAAATATATCCATGTTCCTCGTGAAGCTTTTTGACATATTTGATTGCATCACGGAGGGGTGGTAATTTACGGATTGTAGCACTCTCGTTGAACATACGGATTAGTCGCTTGATTTCCTTTTTAGGCATATCGTACGCCACATCCATTTCATATTCGCCTTCAACTACCTTTTTGTAGTCATGCCGTTTCATCCAGGCATCGAAAGCATATTCCCAATCAAGAAGAACGCCATCACAATCCACAAGGATCACTTTATCACTTACACACATATTATATCCTTTTTTTACCTTATATTAGTAATATAATACATGTTAGGCAAAAAGTCAACCATTTTTTTTAAAAAAATTTAATATTTTTCGTTAAAGTCTTTGAAGTTCTGGAACTTTTCACGATGCTTATTCTTGCGTTTTTGGTTTCGCCGCTTACCGCGCTGTTTTTCCTTCCAACGATCCTCGTTCTTAGGACCCCATTCATCATCGTAGCTTGGGGTACCATTGCGCAGATTCTTATATCGCTTTGCCATTTTTCTTCCTAATGATCCTTAAATTTTTAATGGTGAAGTGAAAAGATCAGGATACGACTCTTCAATGGTTTTTCGAGTCAATCCTTTAACTGGAGTTTGTGAAATCATATTGTGTGCTAATAGATCAGCATCGTCATTATCAATGTCTTGTAGTAACTGAATGAATAATGTTTCACGTTTGATTTGATTCAGGGTTTCATAACCACCACCTTCAACAAAAATTTTCAAGCGCCGGGCTTCAGAAAACAACATAGGCTTGGCCTCGTCCTCATATTCATTTTTCTTCCAAGGTGGTGCTACATCTGGAACAAGAAATTTTACTCTATCGTCATACATAAGACGAAGAATTGTTCTAAGAGCCGAAGAATCATTTTTCCGCAGCACCTCAATTTTATCGGTCTTTTTCTTTTCAGCAGCAGCCTTGTTTATAATTTCAGATATTGAAAGTTTCATTGTTAAAAATCCTGTATATCAGTCATAAGATTCTTTAATTTATTTTTCACAAAATAATTAAATAGTCCTTCTCTACCGATATCTTTCTCCTTGTTAAACTCGTTGCGAATTATAGTTTTATATTTTTCAGGGACCTCATTGAGATCAATCATCATTTTGTTTCTGTGATACCGACGAAGTGTTTCCTCGTCCATATTTTCAGTACCTTCAAGTAATACATTCAGTCGTTTTGATGTCATAGGACGCTGACGTTCACCTAAAGCAAGACAATTATCAGGAGACAGTACGTTAGGTACACCGTCACCAGAGTCGCCTCTCAAAATATGTTCCTGAAGGTATTTATTCGGATCATTGTTTTTGATCCACCGCTTGCGGATGGGATCATATTGAGCCACATTTGCATAGATATGCAACTGGATGTAATCCTTGTCACCTGACACAATAAGATATTTTTCGGAACCAGTATTGAGTTCGGTACCATGATCGTGGCAGATTGTTGCGATGATATCATCTGCCTCGCAGTGTTCAATCCATAGAACTTTATAAGGGAAGTTATCACGTACCTCATCACGAATTTTGTGCATCACATTAAAGAGCTGATTCCAATCCAAATCAGACTCGTCACGGCTGCGTTTACGGTTCGCCTTATAATAAGGATAAACCTCCTTACGCCAGACATTTTTACTGTCAGCACATAGGACGATTTCGCCGTATTCCTCATTAAACTTTTTACGAATTCGAAGAAGTGAACTGAGGAACATGTGACGAATAAGATCCTCGTCAACCTCTACATTAGTGTGATTACCAATACTAGCAAATAGATTTGCAAGCATTACCTGATTGTAGTCAATTAAAATTGCCATAATTTTTACTCATCATTTTGTCTGTTGGCAAACGGCAATAAAATAGCCATTATGCCAGTCACTGTACTGTTCTGATATGTATGTTGGACCAGTACGATCTGTTGTTGTATATATTTCAATCGATGAAATAACATTTAATTTCGCATCATGGATAGCTCTTTCAGTCCCTTTGATTACTCTTTCCAAATTATAATCATCTACAATTAGGATAAACTCATCATCGAGAGCTGGAAGTGCATGCATGACACCATCATATTGATCAACCTCCTCGTGAGGGCCGTCAAACAGATATACATTAAATTTACCTATATCGGTATAATCGACCTTTCTGAAATCCTCATCAAGAAGATTAAAGTCAATATCTCGAGATATAGATTTGTTTATGTTAGCCATAAAATCGGTACGAGGTCCACCAAAACCGGTCCAATTATCAATGCAGAGTATATCCACATTATTCTTGTACATTGCTGAACATGCCGTTGAGCCTTTCCAAGATCCAACCTCAAGATATCTGGCACCAGCATGAGCAGGTTCTTCAGAAATCATTTCAATAAGATTATTGATAAAGTATCTGTATTTGCGACCTGACATACCTGGCATTTGAATTACAAAATCATCCAACTTATGTTCCAAAGCTAGTGATTTTTCCATAGCCCTTTTTAGATATCTTGAATATCCTGGACCTGGCGATTCAAATCCACCATTCATTTTAATAGAGGTTTGCTCATTCAGAGGAATTTGAGGCTTTTGTGCAGCCTGAAAATGCCCTGGATGATTATTGTTGATATGCCGCACTATATTGGAAAGTGTTTGGGCATAGGTTTGTGCCATGATATATTCCTTATTTCATACTATATAATATTAATCCAAATCTTCGTCTTTGTCAACCAATTTTTTTATCTTCGGTACTGCTATTGCTTCCTTTGCATATTTTTGCAAGGGATGGTCAATACCGTTTGAATGTAAATGTAATGATCTAATAGATTCCAATAACAGAATCATTGAAGGATAATATTCCTCAATATTCTCATCAAAATAACAACCAGCTCGTGTCAGTTCACCAAGGATATTGTTCCAAAGAATTTCAGCAATCTCATCTGCATATTCCTTTTTATATTCGGATAATTGTTCCGCAAGCTCTTGTGGTGACTGTGGACTGCCTGGTATTTTTAATTTTGGAAATTGAAGAATATTATCAATCTTATCAGTCATCTGTTCCATCCAAAACATTTCGCAAAGTTTGGTTCCAAATCGTAGTAAACGAATCAATATTATTTCTGGCCAAAGCAAACCGATCAGAGAATGTCCATTTATTTAGATAATTAGGATCATTCTGCATTGCCACCAATAGCTGTGCGGTAATTGCAAACGCATAATTTGCATGAATTTGAGGATCCTCATTGAAATCATACATAATTGTAGCATTACAAGCTGTTTCGGGTAAAGCACCTAGATTAGGATGAATACAGATCACCTGACTTTTGATTGCTTCGATCAATGCAATACAGGATGTTTCTCTCCAGATATTAGGATAAAGAAATACGTGTGCATCTTCAAGTGCTTTTAGGATGGTTTCATTATCCTGCACACCGTGATATGTCATATTCGGATGAGCATCAATGCGTGTATAAAGACCTTGATATTGCTTATCACGCTCTGGCCAACCGTAAATATCAAACCCAGAATATACATCAAGGTGGATATTAGGGAACTGTTGGCACAATGCTTCAAAAATTGGAACCAGTAATTCCAAACCACGGTGAGGTGTGGTATGATAAATGAACCGAACTGTCTCTGTATTCTTTTCCTTTGGCTCATACTGCTTTTCAATAGCATTATAAATCACACTACATTCTGAGTATGGAATACCATAACGAATGACATACATATCACGCTGCCATGCAGAAACAAATACAAAGTGGTCAAATTTTTTCCAACCACCGTCCTTTAAAATCTCATTTTCAGGATCCTCGGCGAGATCATGACAATAAAGAATATTAGGAACATCGTCATATAATTCGCGAGGTCGTGAAAAATGGATTGCAACTTTTTGAAGATGCAAAAAATCAACATTGTCCAAAACTCGTTGACGCATCATTTCGGTACCGCCGTTTGAATTTTTGGACTGCTCAGATTCTACAATCTCGCCTTTATATAAGCAACTCATATTTTTATTAACCTTTTTATTTTAAATTTGTACTGCTGAAAAAGTATTTACACTATCCAGACGGAAGGATCTCCAACCTTCCTTTTCCACATCCCAAACAACCACCACTTCTTCAGTCACAGAACGAACTTTTTTCTGAGACAGTGGATCTGTTTTTTCTGCTGGAGGGAGTAGGTCTTCCTTAAGAGTACATTGCATTACTCTATCTTCACCGGATTGTTTAGTAAAGTTTACGACACAGACACCTTCCTTTAAAGCTGTCACGATTGTGTCACGATTGATCATAGTTGTGTCACGATTATCAGTCATAATATATTCCTCAGTTTAGTTTATTGTGTATTTCATCTAGTATGTTATAAAATTCTGGTAATGATCCATTGTTATGAATCCGATATGTCAAAATAGGAATTTCCTCTGGAAGGAGATGTTCCTCAATAAGATCTGTTTCGTGGGAGATTACATATTCCTCAAGCGGCTTTCCATTGAAATAACGCCGGGAATCTGAACTGTATGAGCAACCATCACGAACCAATTGAACCAATACCATATTATCGTATCCAACTTTATTTATAATCGGATACAGTTCTTCCATAAAGCCACCATCTGAAATTGCATAGTTTTTGTTAACATCAATTTCCTCGGAAACTTTATCGCCAAAGAACGATTTCCCATATTTTGGTTTAATATGTTTTTCGGAAGTATAAATCATTGATTCACGACGAGACAGACCACCAAGTTGTGCCGAAGGTGCTTCCTTCACCTTACGATCATGATAGCCATCCATGAACCAATCTTTGGATACATCGAACAGCTTAAATGTTTCTTTAAACAGCTGATATTTAAAACTGAGATGTTCATATCCAAAGTTTTTAGCAAAATATTCGGTCCCAGCATCCTTACCAGATGCCGGAGGACCATTAAAAATCACAATCATCAATCTTCCCAATGTCTCAAAAGTTCAACCTCATCATTATCTTTACGTCTGACCTTAATATATTCCTGTTCGATAAGGTTGTCAATTACGTGCGTGACAACATCTTCTGTTTTCTTTTTATCACCAATGTACCATCCAAAGGCTGTCCCTACACCATATGCAAAGAACAACCAAATATAGTCTGCACTAAATTGTATCATTTATTTTCCTTACAACTAAAAACGATCGTTCACGATAGAACGGATTTGTTCTGAAAACGCTTCCCTCCATTCTGAATCTGTAATACCAGCCAAGATGAACGTACGATCATCATCATCGAGATAAGGCATTGCATCGTTTACACTTGCATAGCCTTTTTCCCAAGAATCATAATCATCAGGACGAACACGGATTTCTCGAGTTCTCCAAATACCTGAAATTACACTCTTACGCTTGATCTGCATTTTCATTCTCCTTAACAAGACCAAATTTGGCAATATAATACGAGTCAACAATATCGCTGACCGGATTCCAACTGTTATTATTCATAATACCACACTTAGCTCGAATGTCAACCCCATTTTCAGAAAAAAATGCATCATACATCTTTTCCTTATTTGCGTTACCTTTTCCAGTGGCAAATTTCTTAATCATCGTTGGTGCAAATACATCAATATCCATATCTGATTTCCATATCATATACTTCAACAGCCCTGCGTTTTCAGCAATCTGAAATACTCTGCCGACCGCACCGAAAGCATAGCCTTCGATGAATACTTTATTTACATTATGCTTTTTGAGAATATTAAGGGACCATGTCGAGAGATTTTCATACCTCTCGAGATCATTGTTATATTCAGGATAGAGTCCTGGTATAAATGGCATTTCTGCCTCCAATAATTTTTCACGTTTAACCAAATAGTAAAAGTGACAATTTTTATAGTCCCAAGTGTCACCTTCGTGTACACAAATTGCCGGGCTACTTAAACTATAATCAATACCTGCAACAATCATAAATCATCTCCATTAGTTCATGGAGATATTTATTTAGTCCCAACGGTAAAAGATATGGTCTCCTATACGACCGATCTGAGTGATCTTTTTGGCCCATCCAGGATTTACATAATTAGCATGGTAATGTGTAGCACCTTCTGATATTCCACGATATCGACCTTGGAATAACATCTGCCCAGCAATCAAAAGAGCCTTTTTGTAGGAATCTTCGTCAGTGGGTCGGTCACTTCTGCCATCGCAATACCAAGAGAATTGACATTTGTGGCGAATAGGATTGCCTTTAGAATCCAAAGGCCCTTGTTTTACCACACCACAGATTGTTCCAGGATAACGCATATCCTGAACTCTATTTAGTACAACATCTGATACTGCTGCCATATCTGCTAGATTTGATCCACGTGATTCATAATAAATGTTAAGAGCAAGACATTCGTAGTCTTGCCTTGTTTCGTCGTCCAAAGATGGACCTTGTGCCATTACAGGGAACGAGAACACTACGGCTACAGCCGCAAGAGAAGAAATAATAAACCGCATTTTAACCTCTACGCATATTTGCTACGTCAATAGCTGCCTGTTTGGACGTTATTGGGACCGCGTTGGATTTGTGCATCGTTGCGATTCCTTTGATAAGGTCTCCTGTGTAGACGTTTGGTTCCTTTCTGGGTGCGTATCCAGGAACTGAGTTCGACGTCTTGACGCTTGGGTAATGTGTCTCTGTACGAAGAGGATTCTTTGGCTTCGGCTCATAAGTTTTAAACTCTATTTTGGGTTTGTGTTCACCACGAATATACTTTAGATAGTCCTCAAATTCTTGAAACTGAGCACTATGCATATGTTTGCGTCGGCAATCCTTATTGTATCGCCGCCATTCAACTCTAAGTTTTTCGAGCTGATTTGATGTAAGCTTTTTCTGCTTACGTTTTTTATAGTTAGTAGTGGTCATGTAAGGACCTACTAAATGCATCGTCATAATATAAACCTCAATGTTTGATACTATACTATATTACCACACCCCTACAGGTTTGTCAACCATTTTTTTCAAATAACTATATGTTTCTTCCCAACTGTTTACATGGTAACAACAAGTTTTAGGATTAATATTATTCTTGAGAGCTTGGCAAAGAGGATAATCATTTCCACCTGGTTCCATTGCGTCACCAAAGAAATGAATTTCAGCATCACTGTCAAAATCAGAAAGGATTTGAGATTTGTCAGAACCTCGAAGGTGAATATCAATTCCAGTTTCACCACCAACAGATGCTTGAATCTCAGGCCACTGTGTATTAATCAGATATGCAATTGATTCCCTTTCACGGTTCTCTTTGTCGTGTTTAACATATTCCTTTCTTTGTTTTGGTTTAGCATTACGACCAACGATACTAAAGTTTACCAGTCCCTTCCGTTCCTCAATATGGTTTCCAGTACGCAAATAAAATTTACTAGAAATTAGCCATTCCTGAAGAAATGCTTTTAGGTCAGAAGGCAAAGTAAACTCATTAGAATTTACTCGTTTACCCTTAAAGAATATATCATTACCACTACAGTTATAAACACAGGCAACATTTTCAGTAACCTCTGCTCCAACTTGTTCTACTGTTTTGGGATAATCACTACCAGTCACCAGAAAGCATGGCTCTCGTTTCATAAAATCCAAAAAGAATTCCTTGAACTCTGGATCCATTTTTCCTCTACTGGGTGTGAGAGTTCCATCCACATCAAAAATAAATTTTCGACTCATCCTTGTTCTGCCCTATGCTTTGCCTCAAGTTGTGCTTTTTTAACCATTTTTGATAATTCATTAAACCTATCAGCTACTTCACGGAAATAATTATTGCCATATTTTCGGCCTTGATCGTGTAGCCAAATCACCATTTCATCATCATTTTTAGGTAGCATATATTAACCCTGTCCTCTATACTTTTTCCAACTACGCTTTTGGTGTTTACTTTTAGGACGAGAGCGAACTGATTTGCCAATAGAGGTTGTCTTTTTCACTTGATTGATATTTGATCTACTAAGGTTAATCATTTTTGCCATTTACATTTCTCCCATTTGTTTAATTTGAGTTAAAACATTTTTTAGTCTAAAAACAATTCCGGATTTTAAACTCATCTCGGACCAATATTCGTCATTGGTGGTGAGATCAGATAATGTTTCTAATAACATCATGTTTTGGTTTCTCAAGGCGTCATTATCAGAGCGATACTCATCACGAGTTCGCTTTACTTCCTTGAGTTCATATTGTAATTTTTGGATTGTAACATCATTAGGTTTTCTGATAGGCATAATCAAAAAGATCCTTCACCATAACCACCAATGGTTTCCTCTATTGCTCTAAGAAGTTCATTAAGATGGCCGATATATTTTCCATGCCAAACAATATATGGGCAATCTACTAGACCACCGATATGCGGCACACCAATCTCTTGGCCGTGGTTTTCAAAAAGCTCAGTTAAATATGAATTATATTCAATATTTTTATATTCGTACTCAAGACGCCATTTTGAGCAAACATCACGAGCCTGTTTACAAAACTCACATTGTGTACGACCGTAAATTACTATCATATTAACCTACGTTTTTATAGAGATCTTCTATATGCTTGCGGAAAGAGATAACGGATTCATGCAACCGACCAAGCATATAAAAACTGATTGCAATACTTGCCACAGTTAAAAGTTCATTTAGTTCCATTTTCGATCCTTTCGATTTCATCCAAGACTTTGCGCTTATATTCATTAGCGACTCTATAGGCTTCTGCGGTTTGTTGGTGATGAGCACCATATTGATCTTTCACGGCACTTGCACTGCGCTGACGCTCGACATAATTTAGAAATGTTTCCTTAAGTCCCATATTTTTTATCCTTGATAAACCTATCACCAACCCACTCGATCTTCTTTTCAGTAGTCCAATCGGCTAAATAATCATTATCAGAATCAAAAAGTTTCAACACCTCATCCTGATCCATCACCTCAGTATTGACAATTTGCTCTCCCATAAATTTTTGTGAGAATTCATCAACCTCTTCTGCCGTAACGGTATCTTCCATCCATTCAATCATCATCTGATCGCCTGATAGTTTCATCTCTTCGTTTAGAGACTGAAGCTGTTCCTCAGAAAGAACATAACGCATACGAAAAGTTGATGTTACTGTACAGACTGCATATTTCATTTATCAGCTACCTCACGCATATCAAAGACTTGATCAAAGTCTACTACAAATTCCCAACCTTTTTCAAGGTCCTTAATTTGATAAAGTTCCTTTTCTTTATCTCTAATGAGTACTTGGCATTCCCGCTCAAGGATTTCATATTTTTCAACAGGTACATCTGCCAGAGAATACATGCCACCTGGACGACCCCATCGGTCTACAGGAAATTTCTTTTTATATGTTGCTATAACAGCCATATTACTGTCTCCTCACATTAGCCACAAACAACCGCATCATACACGGCTTCACGAACTGCAGTATCTTCTGCTTCATCAAAGCCTTCCAAAGCCGCTAGCATACTAAGAGCATTTAAGGTCCAATTCCATGCACCTTCAGCGCCGTAGCCCATATTCTTTAGGTTAAGAGCATCTGCAACGATTTTTTCTACCTTTGCATTTCCTTCATTAGTAAACATACCGAACATTTGGAATCTCCATTTTTTTCCTTATATTACTAATATAATACACGCTGGAACAAAAGTCAACCATTTTTTTCGATAAATTCGTAATCTTTTTTATAAATTAAACGAATAAAATCCTTCTGCTCATCTGTGAGATCAGATTCCAGGATTTCCTTCCTTGTCTTGTTGTGTACGGTTTCTATGTCAAAAAACTTACTGACACCGTGCTTTTGAACCATTTGAAACTCAGAAAAGTTTTCCGTGTCAATAAACATCACTTGTGGATGAAAATGATGCACTTGATGCTGTCCGGTAAACTTGTGAATATTCTCAAAGAATTTATCTATTTTTTGATATTTTGAGCAATTATCCAGATTGATTCCTATTTTACTAAAGACGTCCTTGCCATAACTGTAGTACCTTTGACCTTCTGTGAGATAAACATTAAGTAGTGAAACAAATCTGTCCATAGGATCTGCTAGAACCACAATAGGAATTTTATTCTCTATAACGTCATCATATTCTGGATCTGCCCTAAAAATTTGCTTACGATCTGGAAATGTCTCTTTAATTGTAACCGAACAACTACGTGGAATTTCAAACCAATATCTTTTACCATCCAAATTGTACATTAAAGGCCATTTTAGATTTGTACACCAATAACAGTCACAATTATTGAATGAAAATTTTTCTGGGTCGTTGATGTTTGTTTTTGGTAGAAGAAAATCCTTAATCATATCATTTTCAAAAATCATCTTAGGTAATTTATCTATGGGATAATCTCTCAGAATGTGATCTGGGTTTCCATCTGGTGCTACAGCACCTGCTATAGGTTTGGTTGATTCCACAAACGTATCATATTTTGAATACGTACCAGCATTCGAATCAGATTGCCATTTAAATTTATCATATGCATGAGCAAAAGATTCTGCCTTCGTGGTTCTCTGTGTATTATCACCCATCCAGGCAAAATGCCATCCCATATCCTGACAGACCTTATTATTATGTGTCGGCCACCGGACCGGAATATCTATTGCACCACATCTAATATTACTGATTTTATATTTTGTAATTTGACTTTTGGTGGCAAAAAACATTGCTCTCCACCAAACGACTGGTCGCCCATCTTGGTGATGGATTCTAAGATCTGCTCTGCCTTGCAAATATACCAATGGTATTTTACACAAAACCTGTGGATTGTTTTTTACTATATTTGCAACCCACTGAATATTCTGTGGATTAATAACTTCATCAGCATCACCATAGATAAAAACATCATCGTCAGCAAATTCTGCCATACCGTCCATAACAGCATCCTTTTGGATCCGTTCTCTCACTCTAGCATATAATGATTCTATCTGAACATTATTATGACCAGCATTTCTCCGGTCAATAGGCAGAATTTCAAGATCTTCTGTTTCTGGAATATCGTGCTCGACGTAAATGATTTTTTCCATAGGTAGACCATTTTTTCGAGCAATTTCAAGGAATTTTCTCTCTACTGGCTTACCACTATGAGTCTTATTTGACTCGACAATAATAAATTTATCAACGTGATCCTTGAGAAGATTTACTCTTAAAACAAGTAATTCCTCACCGTAAGGGGCAAACCAAGGAAAACAATCTATAATCATATGTCAAGCCATCGTGTATTATCTAGAGTCCAGTGCACGACTTCTGCAATTCGATCTTCGACGGGCTGTGGAGTCCAACCCATGGATGCCATCCGAGATCCAGAGAGAGCATAACGCAAATCGTGACCAGGACGGCTGCTATGGAAGTCCATAAATTCATATTTTAGTTCCTTACCTTGCGCTTCTGCAATCATTGTTGCAAGTTCAAGGTTATTCAGTTCTGTTGCCCCACAAATATTAAACTTAGGGCACTTAATACCAGAATTATTAGTCATATCCAGGGTGCGATCATTTTCTAGCAGGAATAGAGTAGCATCAGCAACATCTTCTGCATGAATATAATGACGAGAGCCTGGGATTGTTTTTGTAGCATCACTATGAATTGTCACCACATCACCGTCCCTGGCTTTACGAATACACAAAGGAATAAATTTCTCTGGGTGTTGTCGTTGACCAAATACGTTCATAGTATGTGTGATGTAGATCGGCATATCGTATGTGTTTTGGAATGCAACCGCCAATTCTTCACCACCAGCCTTCGAGGCTGAATATGGATTAGTAGAATTATATCGGTCATATTCATCATACTTTACACCTTCTGGCGCTGGGCCAAATACTTCATCAGTAGAAAAATATAGGAACCTTTCAAGATTATCCTGACGGCGAGCATATTCCAATAGGTTACAAGTGCCTACTACATTATCCATTACAAATTCCATTGGTCGTTCAATAGAACGGTCAACATGAGAACCTGCAGCAAGGTGAGCCACAATATCAACTGGACCAATGTCTGCCTCGAGCATTGGATTAATTTCTGCTTTTAAATCATGGAAAATTGTTCGTACGCGTTTCCGTTCTGCTGGTGTTCTATCTTGAAGTAGATCATGCAGACGATTGAGATTACCACTATAATCAAGGCGATCTAGTGTGACAATTTCCCAATCTGTTCGGATAAGTACTTGATTGATTAGATGGTGAGCAATAAATCCACCGCCACCTGTAATCAGGATTCTTTTTGTCATAATGTCTCCTCATCAATAACATGTTGTAGTTATTTCTATTTATTTAAACCAGCCAAGTTTTTCCCCGGCATCAATACGACGCTGTGCTTCCTCTTTTGAACCTGGGAATCTCCATGCCCATATTACAATTAAAGCAAATAGAATGAACAGGTATAAAGTTGCCATTGGGTTACCAGTACCAAACCACATAAATGCAAGTGAGGTTGACATAACTGCCATCATAATATACTTACCTTTTTGTGGATATACTTTATATGTTTGCCATTCGGTAATGAATGGACCAAATGTTTTGTGATTCATAATCCAGTTGTGGAACTTTTCGCTCGACTTAGCAAAACAGAATGCTGCGCCAAGGATTGGAGTACTCCACGGGATACCTGGTAAAATTACACCTAGATATGCAATACCCAGGCATAGAATACCTAACGTAAACCAAAATGCTTTTTTAATTTTATTCATGTTCTTTTTCCATTCTTTAGATATGTGCCGTCCAGATTATATCTCTTACTATTATACCACGCCCACTGTAGGCTGTAAACAAAAGAATAACCTTTAGAACGTAATTGTTTAAACCAATTCCAATAATGACTTTCAGGTTTCATCCTCAAATACTTTCTTAAGTGCCTCAACTAGATCAATTATCATGGTGTCTGTGTGTAGTGGTGTGGGTGCAATCCGTAACCTTTCCTCTCCTACCTCAACTGTAGGATAGTTTATCGGTTGAATATATATGCCAAATTCCGTAAGAAGGCGATCACTCATTCTTTTACATTTTTTGGCATCTCGTACCATAACCGGAACAATATGAGTACATGCATTTTCATGCACCTCAATGTTGGCTTCGGCTAATAATTTTTTTAATAGCCCTGCTTTTTGTTGATGCTCTCGATGGAGGGAAGGATGGTCACTGATATATCTGATTGAGGCGAGAGCTCCGGCACAGATGACGGGGCTGGTTGATGTCGTGAAAATAAATCCACTAGCGACAGACCTGATAGCATCAATAATAATACTATCACCAGCAATATAACCACCCTGGACCCCAAATGCTTTTCCGAGTGTCCCATTGATAATATCTATCCTTGATTCTAATCCTAGTTTCTCACAATAACCGGCACCAGTATCACCATAGAGACCAACAGCATGAACCTCATCAATGTAGGTCATTGCCCCATATTTATCAGCAAGATCACATATTTTTTCGATTGGTGCTACATCACCATCCATACTATAGACTGATTCAAAAATAATTACAGGTAGCTTATTTGACATTTGGGCTGTTTGTAGAGCAAGTTCAAGTTCATCCATATTATTATGTTCCCAAATAATTTTGGGTGCTCTACT